GAGCAGCTGATTTAGATACTGCAACTAATCAGGTTGCACAGGGTGCCGATAAATTTAGTCAAGGTAACTATGCTGGCGGTGCTTTAGATGTTGCTAAAGGAATGAACAGCACAGCAAACGCTGCTGGCATGGGATTCTTAGACAAACTCAAAGCAGGGTGGATGCTTGTTAAGGCAGGAGCAAATGCAGGTATGGCTCATTTACAAGGGGGCAGTGCTGCTCATGCTGCTGCGGGCAGTCTAGGCAAAAATGCAACTGACCCAATGGCGAAGTGGGTGAATTCTCCGAATTTTACCAAAGAGTTTATGGCAGGACTAGATGCTGCCCGTAAAGATCCAAATGCAGATCCTAAATTAAAACAAATGGTGACAGATTACGATGCAGGCAAATTAACACCTGAAAGTATGAAAGCATATGTTTTACGAATGAAAGCAATGGTAGATGCACAGGCTAGTGGTAAAGCGGTTGATCCAAACTACGACGACAACTATGAAGTAAAACCTACATCAGAATCAAAAAAGAATTTTTTAGATTTCATGGAAGATGTAGAATTGGAAGGTGACATTGTATCGGGCGATTACTTTCATATAGAGCTAGCAGAGGGCGAAGGTATAGAAACCTGGGTCATCGCTGAGTGGACAGAATCTGTACTTATTGAAGCCGATGCTACCGTTTTAAAATTATTAGAACAACACGGTGCTACTTTCTACGACGAATTAACTGAAGCGGAATATCAAGGACGCAAAGTGCCATTAGGTAAACGTATGCCTGGAGATGTAAAAAAATCCAAAGTATATGTTCGTAAACCAAATGGAAAAGTAGTTAAAGTTAACTTCGGCGATAAAAAGATGAAAATAAAAAAATCTAATCCTAAACGTCGTAAAAGTTTTAGAGCACGTCATAACTGTCAAAATCCAGGACCGCGTTGGAAGGCACGTTATTGGTCATGTAGGGCATGGTAATATGAAAATACTAGAAGTTATTAATCTCGATAGTTTTAACGCTGAAGAATATGATGTCGTAGAAGACTTAATGTTCTTTATGAATAATGATCCTCTTTTCTATAGACAAGATTATTATCCATCAATGTTAAAATTTATGAATTGCAATAAATCCGGAAAACCTTTCGAAAGTTCAAATTTTCGTCCTATGGTTAAAAAAGCTTACGAAATGTATCATCATAAATTTCCTGTAAAAAATTTAAAAAAAGAAATTAATTTAGAAATGATGGACGAAGTTTGTTCTAAAATTTATGAATCTGAATTAGAAAATATAAAGATGGGCCACTATAACAGTAAAAAATAAAATGCTATTAAGAGAACTATTTGAAAATGAGAGCACTACTGTAGGAATAATCTTTGGAAGATTTAATCCTCCACATCAGGGCCATCATGCTGCTTGGGAAATGGCAGCTGAAAACGATCATTGGTTTGTTGGAACGAATCAAAGTACACAAGGTCCAAAAGATCCTTTGCCATTCAAAGTAAAAGTTGAAGCCATGAAAAAAATATTTCCTGCAATTAAAGGACATATTGTTGCAGAAACAAGTTGGCTAACATTAGCTAGTAAAGTGTACAAAGAATTTGGCGATATATCACTGAATGTATATACTGACGAAGAATGGGTCACTAAAACTATAGTGCAATATAACGGAAAAGAAGGTCCGCACGGATTTTATAATTTTAAAAATATTCAAACACAACCTACTCCTAGATTAAGTTCAGCAACAGCATTAAGAGATGCAGTTGTAAAAGGAGACAGAGAAGCATTTAGTCAAGCAGCAGGTATTGATGCAGACACTGACATTGGAGGTCATGCATATTTTGATTTAGTAGCAAATTATCTATTACCATATCAAGATGCTCCTAAAAAATCTACATCTAAAAAGAAAGATAAAGAACGAGAAGTAGAAAAAGAATCAAGAGGATTTACTGATGTAAGCGGAATGAGCAGTAAAGAAATTCAAAGATTAGGTCATGAAGATGACGATTCTAGTACATGGACAGTTTTTGTAGATGGTAAGCGTTGGAAAGAGTTCGCAAACGAAAAAGAAGCTTACAGAGCAGCAGCAGCCATTGAAAGAAAATATGGTAAAAAAACTAAAGTGTGGCGTGAATCTGTTTCTGAAGAAGCTGCGGGTGTAGGAATAATTACTAAACAAAATACAACCGTAGACGTAAACAAAAACACACCTCGTAAAAATTTAAAAGCATTTAGATTAGTTTAAGGATTAATGATGGAAGATTTACAAAAGGCCAGCAAAGTAGCATTTGCCAGTACGTTTAGTTTTTATCTAAAAGCACATAACTTTCATTGGAATGTTGAAGGTATACATTTTGCTGAACTTCATGATCTGTTTGGAAAAATATATGAAGAAGTATATGGAAGCATAGACACTTTTGCAGAACAAATTCGTTCGCAAGGAACATATGTTCCAGCAAGTTATCAAAGATTTAGTATGTTAACACAAATTGACGATGAAACTAATATTCTTCCTCCAGATGCTATGCTACAAGAACTTTTAGAAGATAATGAAAAAATTATTAAAATTTTAAAGCTAGTATTCCAAGAATCCGAAAAAGTAGGAGAATACGGTTTCAGCGATTTCATTGCAGGTCGAATCGATGCACATCGTAAACATGGATGGATGCTAAGAGCAAGTTTAAAAAATGGATGAATTAGAACAAATTAAAAAACTTGCTGGCATTAACAGTTTTAATGGATGGCAAGTTTGGGAAGGTAGCAACATAAGCATCACCGGAAATGAAAAAGGTGAGCTAATGAAGAAACATAATATAAAACCTGGAACTCCTGAATGGTTTCAATTATGGTTTAGTCTACCTAAATTTACAGGCGAAAAACCAATAGGTCCAGGTATAAGAAAAAAATGAGAATACTTGATATTATCAGTGAAAGATTAGGTCCTACTGGCAATATGGCGCTGACTATTTTTGACATCGACGATACATTATTTCATACTACTGCCAAAATTAAAGTTATTAAAAACGGTAAAGTAGTTCGTAGTTTAACTAATCAAGAATTTAACAATTATCAACTACAGCCCGGTGAAGAGTTTGATTTCGGCGAATTTCGTAATGCTGAAAAGTTTGCTCAAGAAAGTGAACCAATCAAACCTATGATTAACACTCTAAAACGTATATTAGACAGAGCAACAAATACAAAAGTTATCATGTTAACTGCTAGAGCAGATTTCGATGATAAAGAAAAATTTTTAGATACTTTTGAAAAATATGGTATCGATATGAGTCGTGTGCATGTTCATCGTGCAGGCAATCTTCCAGGCGATGATCCTCCTGCAATTAAGAAAGCAATATGGGTCAGAAAATATCTAAACACTGGAAAATATAGTAGAGTAAATTTAATAGATGACTCTATGAGTAATCTAAAAGTTTTTAAAAGTTTAAAATTAGAATATCCAACTGTAGATTTTGATGCTTACTTTGTTAAACCTTCAGGAAGTGTTAGTGTAGTAGAATCGTGGATAAGCGAAGTTAAAAATCCTTACGATAAGGTAAAAGGAGATCCGATAGGATCATTAATTCAAAACTTACAAAATCCAAAAAAACAATCTACTGCTGTTAAAGGTCAAGCAGCACAGCCAGCACCTATTACTAGTAGTCCTTTAGAACAAACACTAAGAAACTTTGCTATTAAAGCAGGGATTAAAGGAAAAGAATTAGCACAATTTTTAGCTCAATGCGCTCATGAAACTATGAACTTTGCCAGTTTAGTAGAGCTAGGTGACAACTATAAAAATTATGATCCTAAATTTAATCCAGACAAAGCAAAGACTCTAGGAAACACTAGTCCTGGCGACGGCGAACGTTTTAAAGGAAGAGGATTTATACAATTGACCGGTCGCTGGAATTATACACAGGCCGGTCAAGCATTAGGATTGCCACTAGATCAAAAACCTCAATTATTAGAAAAACCTGATGTTGCTGCAAAGGCTAGTATTTGGTTTTGGAAAAACCGTGTGCAACCAAATGTTAAAAATTTTACAGATACAAAAACTGTAACTAGTTATATTAATCCTGGATTATATGGTTTACAGAAACGTCATGGGTTATTTCAAAACTACTTGAAAACCATGTCAACTACTAAAGAAGATTATCATCCTAACGATAAGCCCCCTGGTCCAGAAACTAAACCAACTATGCCGGCAGGTACTGTTAGGGTGGACGTCAGCGATGTATATGATTGGTATAAATTAGGACAACATATTAGTAACCTTAAAGGTCTAGGTAAACATGACTTTGGCAAGGGGCCTCCAAGCACTATACTGTCATTTGGTAGTGAAGAAGAAGAACACAAATATATACAAGATTTAATGAAATTAGGTCTTGACACAACAGATATCGATCCCATTGATCCAAACCAGCCCAAAAATATAAAGCGTCAAAAAGTCGATCCGACATTCAATGTAGGTGAAAACTTTGCAGACGGGCGTAATCCTCAGGATAAAGGAGACAGTGCCCGGCACGGTATTCCTAAAAAGGCTAGCATAAGTACATTAAAGAGCATTCGAAGCAGTAAAACAGCAAGTCCTCGTAAGAAACAATTAGCCCATTGGCAAATAAATATGAGGCAAGGAAAGAAAAAGGAGTGATATATGAGCAGTTTTGAATTTGATTTTACTTTAGCAAAACTAAAGAAAGTAGTACATAAAAACAAAGAATTAGAGTTATGGCATAATGCGTTTAATACGTATTTGCCTAAATTTTATATTACTACACCAGCCCGTGTAGCAGGGTTTATAGCACAGTGCCAACACGAATCAGCTGATTTTACAGCACTGCAAGAAAACTTAAATTACGGAGCAAAGGGTCTGCGCGGACTGTTTGGAAAGTATTTTCCGGATGATGCTACTGCAAAAGCTTACGAACGTAAACCTGAAAAAATTGCTAATAAAATTTATAGCAGTCGTATGGGTAACGGACCAGAAGCTTCAGGCGACGGATGGAAATATCGTGGACGTGGAATTCTGCAACTAACAGGTCGCGATAATTACACTAAATGCAGCAGAGATTTATTTGGTGATGATACGCTAGCGAACGATCCGGATTTATTACGTACACCTGAGTATGCTACATTAAGTGCTTGCTGGTTCTGGTATAAAAATCAACTAAATGCAATTTGCGATAAAGGTGATATTGTATTATTAAGTAAAAAAATTAACGGCGGTACTATCGGAATGGAGGATCGCATCAAGCATTGGAATGATGCATTGGATGCTTTCGAAGAGTAATGAGATTAAGAGAGTTATTAGGAGAAACTGCAACTAGTGGTGCAACTAGTGCAGGAAACATAGCGGCTGTACCTAATCCCCATATTGCTATTGGAAATATAAAACAATATGGTAAAGGTGCAGTCGCTAAACCTCCTAAGGCTTTACAAGCTAAAAATCCAGACGGTACTGCTAAAAATGCACTTGATATAAAAACTAACATATTCGGCGGTGGTGCCGTAAAACGATAAATATAATGTATTGGAGAAAAGACTCATGAACTTAGATAGACATCCAGATAAACACGAAGCAGCAATGGCTCGTGCTGATCTATACAAACTAGCCAACTATTCTATGAAATTATTTAAAATGATTCAAGAAGGTCAAGAATTAGAAGGCTGGGTACAAGCTAAAATTACTAAAGCAGCTGACTATATTTCCAGCGTATATCATTTTATGCAGTATGAAATGAAAGTTAGTGAATATGGAGACACTTTAGAGAACAGTGATGTCTATAGCGAAAGTGTACGTCGTGCTTTTGAACAAAAGTTAATGGAAGCAAAACGTCAAGCCGAAAAAGCTAAAAAAGAAGCCAGTAAAGTTGAAGAAGGCTTCGAAGAAATGGAAAAATGGCTTAAAGATAAAAAAGGTCCACAACCTAGTGGCGGTGCTGGTAAAAAGCAAGGTTCTAAATATGGCGGCAGCAAACAAGCAGCCGATAAGGAAGACGACGAAGATGAAGGCAAGAAGAAGGATAAAAAAGTTAAAGAATCGGCTAAGCCAGATTATCTTGACTTCGACAAGGACGGTAACAAAAAAGAGCCAATGAAAAAGGCCTTAAAAGATAAGAAAGTTAAAGAAGCAGCTGATGAATGCAATCACAGTCCTAAAGGTAAAAAATGCCCTGTACACGGATTGAAAGAATGTGGCAGCATGAGTGAAGCTAAAAATCTAAAACAGCAAGCAGCTATTGCTATTGCTAAAAAGAAGGCAAAATAAAATCATGGACATGAAAAAGATATTATCTGCTATAGATGGAGCGAATAAGCCTGTAGCAGATTCTTCAGAAATGAAGAAATTTGTATCTATTGTAAATGAATCTGCTACTAATCGTTTGAGTATGGCAGAACAACTAGCGGTTCAACATTATCAAAAAGATATTACCAATCCTGTACTTAATAAAGATAAAGATGCAAAACCTAGTATGATTGGAAAATACTTTAAACAAATTGAAGATGAATTAGCCGAATCAGAACAAAGATATAAAGACCGTGCTAAACAATTAGCAGAACGTGTTATTACTAAAATGAACGAAAAAACCTCCGATGTGGATGCTGCTGTAAAAGATTACATATCAAAAGGCGGAGAAATTAAACAAGGTAAAACACATAAACCACGCAAAAGTGAAAAAACTGACTTTGGTAGTAAACATATCGGTGGCAAAGGAGAGGTTAATAAATCTGGTAAGGCTACTAAGATTGGCAAATCTGCTAATACTCAAGGAAAGCCTGTTGTTAAAGTCGAAACAATTTTAACAAACATCAGAAATTTAAAATCTCAATTAGATGAACAGATTTCACAATTAGAAGAGTATTACTCAGCTCCTCCTACAGATAGCATGAGTCCTATTCCAGGAAAACATCATCCAGATTGTAAATGTAAAGAAGTAGAAGAAGGGTTACGTGATCCAAAAGATAATCCTTGCTGGAAAGGATATAAGCCTGTTGGCACTAAACAAAAAAATGGTCGCACAGTTCCTAACTGTGTTCCTAAAGAAAGTGTAGGAGAATCTATACCGTTTGCCAGTAAAACACAAAAAACTGGAGAAGCAGGGCAACTAAGAGCAAAAGACAAAGTTTCTGTTAACGGAACTGTCCTAGGTTCGCCTGAAAAAAGTCAAAAAGGCTTACGAGGTAAGCTAGTTGGCGGATCTTCTTCCTAGAACACACCTTAGGACCGTGTGTAGGCGGCTTCTGCCTTATCCAAAGGAGTCGTGCCCAGAGGATTAAAAGAGCAAATATAAAAAAAGCAGCCTAAGGCTGCTTTTTTAATGCCAATTACCTTGAAAACAATGTCTTACTTCATGTCCTAAAATATGCATAGTGGCTTGTTTTCCTGTTATGATAGTACAAGTATTATTATGAAAGAAACTACAAGCTTGTACTCCGAATCCAAATCCTTTGTGACCTCTTTTACGAGATTCGTCTTCGCAAGCTTTTTGAACATTGTCCTCAGTTCTCCATGTAATTGTACTCTGATTAGTATAATTATTAGAAGTATTGAATGGACTTTCAGGATCGCTGTTAAGTGCTATTGCTTGATTAGCAACTAACAAAGAAATTAATGCAAAAAGTTTGGATTTCATAGCGATACAATTTAATTGATAACAGTACAATTATAATTTCAAAGTTGTAAAAACTCAAGAATTTTGGTGTAAAATTAAAATAAATATAACATCGAGGATTAATATGAAACTTTTAAGCATTTTAATTGAACAAGAGCAACTGACTGCACAAGAAAAAGAATATGATAAAATAGGTCAGAACCTAGAAGCGGCTGCATCTGCTCAGCCAAAACTTCTAGATGATCCAAAATTCAGAGCCAAATTAGACAAATACAGAGCATGGAAAAAAGGTAAATCTCAACCGGCAACAACTGCTGATAAACCTGCTAATGCTACTGCTGGTGTTCAGCAAATAACTGGAGTAGATACATCAGTACAACTTAATGTAGAGCAATTAAAATCTGCATTTAATTTTAATTCGGCTGTTAAATCAGAAGTTATTGCTCAAGTTCAAAAAATTCTAGAACATTTTAAAATAACTCCTGTTGGGAAGCCTGGAGTAAATGATGAAAGATTTATCTACGCATTGGCTAATTTTCAAAAGAAAGCTGGATTAGCTGCAACAGGAAAATATGATAATCAAACTAAAGCTGCTATGGAAAAGCAACTTAAAACTAATCCTTTGCCTAAAACAGATAAGCCAACAGACACAAATACTCAAAATCAAAATCAAAATCAGGATCAACAAGGAGAGAACAAGCCCGAGACACCGGGCATCAATCCTGCAACTACAGAAGATTTTAACAAATTGCCGGGACAAATGTTTACACATTCTGGTTCCAATATTCAATACAAAATTGTAAAAACAATGCCTTATCGAAACGACAATGATGTAACTATGGTGTTGTTAGCTCAACACTTAGAAGGATTGGTTTTCTTTTTTATATTTGGTTTAGATCCTGTTAAAAGAAGAGAATTTATTCCAGATGTAAGTACAGACAAAATTAAATCTGATCAGAGAAAAATGGAACAACTTTTTACAACTGAATACAGATTAAAAGGTCCTTATCTATATGGTCCTAATACTCTGCCAGATACTATAGGACAAAAAATATCATAATAATGGCATAATTATTTTTGACATAGCGACTTCTTGTATATATAATAACTTTATTTTACAAGGAGTAACTATGTCTAGAATGTATGGTCCGGAAGAAAAATCCAAACTTGAAAGACTAATTAATGAAGGCTCAACCGTTTTAAGAGAAATCGAAGACTTACAAGAAGGTCTCAAAGAAACTGTTAAAGCTGTAGCAGAAGAGCTTAATGTCAAACCTAGCATCATCAACAAAGCAATTAAAATTGCTCATAAAGATAATTGGAAAGTACATGAAGAAGAATGGGATGAAATTGAAAACATTCTCGGTGCTACCAAAAACTTACCTCAAGATTAATGAACGATATAGTCTATAATATTTTTCAATGGATAAAAGATGATTGGAGATCTAATCGTTTACGTTTTGCTGTCGAGTTGCTTGCTTGGGTCTTTAGTATTGGTTGCAGTATCACTATGGCAGCAACCGTCCCTAATCCGCCGCTGCTTATTCTTTATCCTATTTGGATTAGCGGTTGTGCTATGTACGCTTGGGCAGCTTGGTCTCGCAGATCGTTTGGAATGTTAGCCAACTATCTTTTGTTAGTCACTATTGATATAATTGGATTAATAAGAATGTTATGATCTGGAATATTGTGCTTGAAATTTTATTAAATTGGATAGCTATGGGTCTAGTAATGATATTTTTATTAACAACTTTTTTAGGCATTGCAATTTCGTGCGAAAAAATTGTAGACTTTTTTAAAAATATAAATATTCTTAGGTAAGGTTTAATCAGCCACAAATGATTACTTTGGTATTTGCAAGCCGTAAATTGCATAGGAGAATAGATGTACGTAGACGCATACTTTAATCGCGACTCTGATGTCATACATGTTGTTGAAAGAAACGATAACGGCAAAAGAGTTTTCAAAGAATTTCCCATCAAATATACTTTTTATTATCCTGATGCTAGAGGAAAATATACTAGCATTTATGGAGATCCCTTAGCTCGAGTAGTTTGTAAAAATTCAAAAGATTTTCATAAAGAATTAAAAATACATTCAAATAAAAAATTATACGAAGCAGACATCAACCCATTGTTTGTATGTCTGAGCGAAAATTATTTAAATGTAGATGCTCCAAAACTTAATACAGCATTTTTTGATATCGAAGTAGACTTTGATCCAGAACGTGGATATGCTTCACCTGATGATGCATTCATGCCGATCACTGCCATTGCAGTGCATCTTCAATGGTTAGATACTTTGATTTGTCTTGCTGTTCCTCCAAAAGGACTCAATATGGAGGAAGCACTAGCTGCTGTTAAAGAATTTCCTAACACACATCTGTTTGATAACGAAGCAGATATGTTAGATACGTTTTTAAATCTAATTCAAGATGCAGATATTTTAACCGGTTGGAACAGCGAAGGATTTGATATTCCTTACACTGTGAATAGGGTAACTAAGGTTTTAAGCAAAGACGACACAAGAAGATTTTGTTTATGGGATTTACATCCAAGAAAGAGAGAATATGAAAGATACGGAAAAACAGCACAAACCTATGACTTGGTTGGACGGGTACATCTCGATTACCTCGAATTATACCGTAAGTACACATACGAAGAAAGACACTCCTATCGATTGGATGCCATCGCGGAATACGAACTCGGCGAAACAAAAACTCCCTATGAAGGAACGTTAGATCAATTATATAACAATGATTTTAAAAAATTCATTGAGTATAATAGACAAGACTGTGCTCTTATTGACAAATTAGATAAAAAACTTAAATTTTTGGATCTAAGCAATAAACTAGCACACGAAAATACAGTTTTACTACAAACAACAATGGGTGCTGTAGCTGTTACGGAACAGGCTATTATTAACGAAGCACATCGTAGAGGATTCCAAGTTCCTAATAGAACTAAAATGAGCGAAAGAGAAGACACTGCTGCTGCCGGTGCATACGTAGCATACCCTAAAGAAGGCATTCAAGATTGGGTAGGATCACTAGACATTAACAGTCTTTATCCAAGTGCTATTCGTGCATTAAACATGGGTCCAGAAACTATTGTAGGACAGTTACGTCAGACTATGACAGAAGAATTCATTCAAGGTCTAATGAATAAAGGAAAATCATTTGCTGCTGCATGGGAAGGTAAATTTGGATCTTTAGAATACGAAGCAGTGATGAATAAAGAAATTGGCAGTGACATCACTATAGATTGGGAAGATAACACTAGTGATATATTAAGTGCAGCAGAAGTACATAAATTAATTTTTGATAGTAATCAACCTTTTATGTTGAGCAGTAATGGCACTATCTTTACTTATGAAAAAGAAGGTATTATTCCTGGTTTGCTCAAACGTTGGTATGCCGAGCGTAAGGAGATGCAGGCAAAATTAAAAGAGTGTATTGCAAATGGTAATAAAATTGAAGAAGAGTACTGGGATAAGCGACAGTTGGTTAAGAAGATTAATCTTAATAGTTTGTATGGTGCTATTCTTAATCCTGGCTGTAGGTTTTTCGATAAAAGAATCGGTCAATCAACAACATTGGTTGGAAGGCAAATCGCCAAACACATGGCGTCAAAAGTAAATGAAATTATAACAGGAGAATATAATCATGTTGGAAAAGCTATTATCTATGGTGACACCGATAGTTGTTATTTTTCTGCTTATAAGACACTTAAAAAAGACATCGATTCTGGAAAAATTCCGTGGACGAAAGAAACAGTAACCATGTTATACGACCAGATAGGTGAAGAAGTTAATCAGACCTTTGCTAAATTTATGGAAGATGCATTTCATTGTCCAAAAAGTAGAGGCGAAGTGATCAAAGCTGGTAGAGAAATAGTTGGTTCGAAATCCTTGTTTATCACAAAGAAAAGATATGCTGTTCTTTATTATGATAAAGAAGGAAAAAGAGTTGATACAGATAATAGTCCTGGTAAAATAAAAGCCATGGGATTAGATCTAAAACGTTCTGATACTCCTGAATTTATTCAAGAGTTTTTAGGCAATGTATTAGAAATGGTATTAACTGGTTCCCAAGAACAAGAAGTATTAGACTATATTGGTGAATTCAGAGTTGCATTTAAAGCTCGACCTGGATGGGAAAAAGGAAGTCCTAAAAGAGCTAACAATATCACAGAGTATCAACATAAAGAAGAAAAACAAGGAAAGGCTAATATGCCTGGTCATGTTCGTGCTAGTATTAACTGGAATAGTTTAAGACGTATGTTTAACGACAAATATAGTATGCAAATCGTAGACGGAATGAAAGTTATTGTTTGTAAACTAAAAGACAATCCATTAGACTATTCTAGTGTAGCTTATCCAGTGGATGAGCTAAGATTACCACAATGGTTTAAAGATTTGCCTTTTGATCATGCGGAAATGGAAGCAACAATTATTGATAAAAAATTAGAAAACTTAATTGGAGTTCTAAATTGGGATATTAGATCTACTTCGGAAACTAATACCTTCAATAAATTGTTCGAGTTTTAATAAAAAATCTAAATAAATTCAAGGAGAAAATTATGAAAGACATTTTAACAGATATCGTATCTCATACACATACTTTAGGAAATATTCCTTTAGTAAAAATTAAAGGTTCTGATGCAGAAACAATTATCGAATCTTTTGCAGAAGATCGCAGCGTCATCATAAGTGCAAAAACAAATGATCCAGTAAAAGAATTTTCTGGAATATTTGGTATGCCTAACTTAGATAAGCTAAATTTACATTTGAAAAATCCAGAATATAAAGAAAATGCAAAAATAGAAGTTGTTAGAGCGACTAAAGACGGAGAAGAAATTCCTGTAAACTTGCACTTTGAAAACGAGACAGGAGACTTTGTTAACGATTACAGATTTATGAGTCAAGAAGTTGTTAACGCACGAGTCAAAGCTTTAAAATTTAACGAGCCTTCTTGGGACATTAAATTTGAACCTAGTCTAGCTTCTATTTCTAGACTTAAATTACAAGCAGCAGCACATACCGAAGAAACTTTTTTCCAAATTAAAACTGAAAATGGAAACTTAATTTTCTTCTTTGGCGATGCAAGCACTCACGCCGGCTCTTTCGTATTTGAACCAAATGTAAAGTCAAAACTAAAACAAACATGGGCATGGCCTGTTTCTCAAGTAATAAGCATTTTAAATCTCGACGGCGATAAAATAATGAAAATAGCAGATGCAGGTGCAATGATGATCACTGTCAATAGCGGTTTAGCCAGTTATGATTACATTCTTCCCGCACAAACAAAATGATTACATTAACACTGAATTTTATTAAAACGCACATTCCCCAAATGGAAATGGCTGGGGTTATTATGCGTATTTTTTGTTTTACATTAGTATCATGGTTAGGCCCAGCAAGTCCTTTTATGCTTGTCTGGGTCGTTAATACTATCGATGCTATTTTACTAACATATTGTGCTACGCTAAAGAAAGATAAAGCATATACATTGCTTAATGGTTTTTGGATTATAGTTGGTATAATTGGAATCGCGAGAGCGGGAGGGTGGTTATAATGACATCAAGAGAAAAAGATCAAGCAGATTTTGATTTAGAAACATTTATAGATTTATTCGATACAGCAATGACTTCAGATAATCCTGCTGTACAAAAAGCACTTAAGAATTTAATTCTAATCAGTGCTCTTGTAGATGCTAAATCTTATCATTCTTTAAGACAAGGACCGTTACGTAGATTAGTCGAAGATATTAAACATCTTAATCAACGTATTTCAAGTCTAGAAATGGAGAAGCAATTCAAGGCACCGTACTATTCGCATCCTACTAATCCCGGTACACCTATGTGGCCACAACCTAGTCCTAACACCGTTGCACCGACTGCTGTTCCTGGTACTACTTTGCCTCCTGGTGCTATTTGGACTACGGCAACATCTAATGTTGCCAGTACATCCCAAGTATCAGCAGACAGTCTATTAGAAAAATTAGAGATTAAAATACAATGAACATAAACTTAACTACGGCACAAAAAGATTATGCATATTTCTTGCCGGCAACCAGTGGTTTCTATGCCACTTTTATAGGTAAACAACGTTATGGAAATTATGTAGATCCTGCACGTATTCCTCAAGTATGGAAAAACGGAGTCGAAAGTCTAAACTACTTAGATCCGGATAAAGGGTTATTTTATTATGACCATTGTCTTTATAGTGCTGGTCATGCTAATCTTGACCTAAATAAACAAGACGATAGTGAAGATATGTTTCGTAATCGTAATCGAGGAACTAGTTGGGTATTAGGTGATTCAGGTGGATTTCAAATTGGTAAGGGCAAGTGGGAAGGCGATTGGAAAGATCTTAATTGTCCTAAGGCACAAAAGAAACGCGAACAAGTTCTTAAGTGGATGGATGCACTCATGGACTACGGAATGTGTTTAGATATTCCTGCCTGGGTCAGTCGCAGTCCTGCTGGACAAAAAGCCACTGGTATTACTAGTTACGCAGAAGCAGTACAAGGCACATATATCAATAATGAATACTTTATTAATAATCGCAATGGTAATTGTAAATTCTTAAACGTTCTACAAGGCGAAAATCATACCGATGCAGATGATTGGTATGACAGAATGAAAAAATATTGTGATCCAAAAATCTATGGCGATCGAGCATTTAATGGATGGGCTATGGGTGGACAGAATATGTGCGATGTACATCTTGTTCTTAAAAGATTAGTAGCATTGAGATTCGATGGATTTCTAGAACAAGGGCAACATGATTGGATGCACTTCTTAGGAACCAGTAAATTAGAATGGGCGTTGCTATTAACTGATATTCAACGTGCTGTAAGAAAGTATCATAATCCTAATTTTACAATTAGTTTCGACTGTGCTAGTCCTTTCCTTGCTACTGCCAATGGTCAAATATATGTAAGTACAGAAATTCAAGATCGTAATAAATGGTTGTATCGTATGTTACCTAGTGCTGATGACAAAAAATATGCAGCAGACACAAGAGAATTTATTACAGCAGTAAATCAGGATAACATATTCAAAGGACGTACATTTACAAATAGTCCTGTAATGGAAAATGTTCCTATTAAAGATATTTGTATATACAAGCCTGGAGACCTAAATAAAATAGGCAAAGAAGGAAAAACTAGTTGGGACAGTTTTAGTTATGCTATTATGATGGGCCATAACGTGTGGCAACATGTTAATAGTGTTCAAGAAGCTAATCGTCAATATGATGCAGGGTTGTGTCCAGCTATGTTAGTAGACGAAAGATTTAATCAATTGTTTTTTAAAGATATAGTCGAAGCCATTTTTTGCACTAGTGATAGAGGAATTGCTGAAACTATTGTAGAAGAATACAGTAAATTTTGGATGGCTATTCCTGGAACAAGAGGCGCTACTGGAAAACGAACTATTAATACAAGTACAACTTTTGCCAAACTATTTGACGAAGAAACTGAAGATAATGTACAATCAGTAGACGTCGAAGAGTTTTCCGAAGACGATGCATTAAAACTTAATCAACTTGAAGAAAGTATCAAATGATCACTATTAAAGATTTCATGGAAACAGTTGACTATCGAATCACTGAAGGTAGTGAATTTGGTTGGAAATGTTTTGGCCCAAATACTTATTGTTTAGATTGCTGGAATGGTGATTATGACGGATTTAGTATTGGTATTGTTTTCGATACTAAAACTCAAACTATTTACAAATTCGAAGCACACGACTACAGTAAACAAAATAGTTATCGTTGGGTTCATCCCGACTGGCGAGAAATTTACGAAAAAGAAGCGAAGAACCGAGGCGTAGATAATCGTCAAGCATATGATGATATCAATTATGTAGACTTAGACGAGCATACAGATATTCTAGAAAAAGCATCTTGCATTGTAGCCGGAATTGATTATGATGAGCGTGTTAAAGTACCTTTAGATCTTCCTGAAAGTTTAATAAACAAATTGTTTAGAATTGCTCACGAACAAGATATTACATTAAACGAATTAGTAGAAAATATTATCAAAGACGAAATAGCATTTCGTACAAAAGATCTATGAAAAGTCTCATTGTAGGAATGGGGATTGGTCAACTGTATAAAACAGTTCTGACCAATCTTGGTGCTGAGATTGTAACTGTAGATTCAGATATTGGCAAAGGAGCAGACTTTCCTGATGCAGTGTCTGCTATATTAGCACGTGGTCCTTTTGATACAGCACATATCTGTACACCCAACTTTACACATTTCACTATTGCTACCAAAATAGCACACGATTGTCGAATAGTGTTTATCGAAAAACCAGGCGTAGCAAATGCCAGCAATTGGGCTACGCTTGTGCATTCATTTCCTGATACACGCTTTATGATGGTTAAAAATAATATGTGGCGTGACAATATCGACGAAATGCGATTAAATGCCGAATCTGCTGACGAAGTAAGATTGAATTGGATTAACAGAGATCGTGTACCTAGTCCGGGCAGTTGGTTCACTAATAAAAAATTATCTTTTGGCGGTGTAAGTCGAGACTTAATGCCACACTTATTAAGTCTATATATTGCCTTGAATCCTAATTGGCGTAATACTAGTATGTCTGGACAGACTTCTAAGATGCGTTGGTGTCTCAAAGATCTAACTAATACAGAATACGGTAAGATTAATCCAGATGGCATTTATGATGTAGACGATGTATGCTCTATTGACTTCGGAAAGTGGAAATTAACTTCTGATTGGCGTAGTATGAATCAGGATCGTAGAAACATTGAAATAGATTTTGGTGGTAGTACGCTTACACACGAATTAGGTCTATGTCCAGAATATGCGTATGAACATATGATTAAAGAAGCATATGAACGACGAGATGATAATAAATTCTGGAGTAAGCAATTTTTGATTGATTATTGGATTCATGAAAGAATGGAGGACTTTTGAAAAGAGTAAGACTATTAAGAACTTATGGTGATGGTAAGTTTGTAGAAGAGGATTGGATTAAACCTGAACCTACTGACAATGAAATCGAAGTCAAAGCATTAATGACTGGCGTGTGTCGTAGTGACATAGATATGATGTTGGGCAATTTTCCTACATTGCCTGCTAGTATGAGCGGACACGAAGGATTAGGACTCGTAACTAAGGTTGGCGAAAATATTCTTAATGTTGAAATCGGTGATATTGTTGCTACTAGAGGCGAGCCTGCTTATGCTGATTACTACAATGTAAGAGCTAAAGAATTTGTTGTAGTTCCTGATGTCGATCCTAAATACATTCTTGAACCTGTAGCCTGTGGTGTAAATCTTGTCAAACAAAATATAGATATAATCAGAAATAAAGTATATGGACGTTGTCTAATTATTGGCAGTGGTTTTTTAGCTTGGGTAGCCTATCATACTATTAAACTAGAATATCTTAAATTTGAATCCATCGAAGTTTGGGGTAACAGTAATAAAAAGTTATGGGAATCTACAGGGGTGTTAGTTTCCGAACCTACATATAAAAAATACGATGTAATTATTGATATAAGAGAACACGATTTAGTTCTTAAACAACAATTATTAGAGCCTGGAGGTATTTGGGTCATTGCTGCGGAAAAAGAACCAATCGTTACTAAATTTAGTGAATTACTTTGGAATGCCAATACTATCGTATTCCCTAGTCCAAGACATTCAAGATTTTATGATTCGATGTATGACGCAGCTCTTTGGATTAAAACAAATAATTTAAATGTTGACAACTTTTGGA